AAGACAAACGCTACTGCTTGGATATCGGCACCACTGAGTCGTGATACACCTGATGCTTCTCTACCATCTTCTACGATCTCTGTTGGATCATTTGGAAAACCTGCACTGATTCCTGCCCACTTGATTGCAAAGTCGGCACCTTTTGCATTCGATGATCTAATCTGTTCACACATCGGTCTGATGTATTCGTTTACGAATTTAATTGCTTCTGGATCTGTAATAGCCATTTTTTATATCTCCTACTATATTTATATACTTCTATACCTAAAGAACACTTGTAACTTATCTCTGTAACCATTTCCTTGGATTCTTGGGAATACAAAGTCACCCGCACTTACACCTTCGGGTAATGAAGTATCACCAGTAACGCCGAGTTCGCCGGCAACTATTTGAGTTAGTCCCCCAATTTGTTCATTGTCTGCTTCTAAAGAAGCCCCGCTTGCTCCTATGTAACTAGAAGGAACTTTATGGAAAGAAACTCTGATAAAGGAACCAACTACAGGGTCTGGTGAACGAACACCAAATTCATACACTTCACCATCGACCTCAATTGGTCGTAAGAAGTCTGTGAAATATTGGGTACTGAGAGTGGTTCCCTGACCATCTATATTAAAACCAACTACATGTTCACTACCACCAGTAGGTCCAGTGGGTCCAGCAGACCCAGCAGAACCATCCTCACCAGTGGGACCAGTTACACCAACAGCACCATCTTCACCAGTGGGACCAGTGACGGATGTAGTTACGGCACCAGTCAAACCATTGATAGATGTGACGATACTCGTAGCCTGTGTTCCATCAGGAAACCCAAAATACTCAGAGGCAGATCTCGCTGGAGAATCTACAATGACCTGTACCTTAACTGTCTTTCCACTGCCTGTACCTAAATCTGGAACGATCGCAGTTGGAGTGAATGTAAAAGCAGTTCCATTATAAGTTACACTATCATAATAGAATGATCTTTCTATGTTAAGATCGCTAAATCCAAGTACAACTCTACCACTATTATTTACAGATTGAGAAAGTGTATCTCTGAAGTCTCCGCCGTCAGAATCAAACTTGTAGATCGAAAGTTGCTGACTACCACCTGTTGCATGAAGAATCTGTCCGTTAGATGACGCAATACCTCCAAGGGCGCTTGATGTGTAAACATAGTCAGGACCAAACCTTTCTCCAGTAGGACCAGTTCCACCAGTTTCACCCTTAGTACCCTGATCACCAGTAGGACCAGTTTCGCCTTTAGTTCCTTGGTCACCTTGATCGCCAGTAGGACCAGTTTCGCCTTTAGTTCCTTGGTCACCTTGATCGCCAGTAGGACCAGTTTCGCCTTTAGTTCCTTGGTCACCTTGATCACCAGTGGGACCAGTCTCACCCTTAGTACCCTGATCACCTTGATCGCCAGTAGGACCAGTTTCGCCTTTAGTTCCTTGGTCACCTTGATCACCAGTGGGACCAGTTCCACCAGTTTCACCCTTAGTACCCTGATCACCAGTGGGACCAGTCTCACCCTTAGTTCCTTGATCACCTTGATCGCCAGTAGGACCAGTCTCACCCTTAGTTCCTTGATCACCTTGATCGCCAGTAGGACCAGTTTCGCCTTTAGTTCCTTGGTCACCTTGATCGCCAGTAGGACCAGTTTCGCCTTTAGTTCCTTGGTCACCTTGATCACCAGTGGGACCAGTCTCACCCTTAGTTCCTTGATCACCAGTAGGACCAGTTTCGCCTTTAGTTCCTTGATCACCTTGATCGCCAGTAGGACCAGTTTCGCCTTTAGTTCCTTGGTCACCTTGATCGCCAGTAGGACCAGTTTCGCCCTTAGTGCCTTGATCACCAGTCACACCAGTAGGACCAGTCTCACCCTTGACACCTTGGTCACCAGTGGGACCAGTCTCACCCTTGACACCTTGATCGCCAGTAGGACCAGTGTCACCAGTTATAGATGGACCAGTCTCACCCTTGACACCTTGGTCACCAGTAGGACCAGTTTCGCCCTTAGTGCCTTGATCGCCAGTAGGACCAGTGTCACCAGTTATAGATGGACCAGTCTCACCCTTGACACCTTGGTCACCAGTAGGACCACTCGGACCAGTTTCACCTTTACTTCCAGTATCACCAGTATTACCAATAGGCCCTGTGTTACCAGTAAATCCAGTAATACCAGTAGGTCCAGTTTCTCCCTTTTCACCAGTTATAGATGGACCAGTGTTACCGATAGGCCCTGTGTTTCCAGTGGGACCAGTATCTCCCTTTTCACCACCACCAGGCCCAGTTGGTCCAGCAGGCCCCTGTGCAAAGACAACCCAGTCTGAGTTACTAACACCACCAGACAAACCATAATACTGGCCTTCATTCTCAACAAAAACCAACATACCTTGTTCACGACGATCATCAGAAATAGCATCGCGTTCAGTAGTTGAAGCAACATTACGCAGACCACCCAACCCATAAGTTGGGTCGGTAACAGCGAAGGTATCCTCCGTGTCTGTCGGAGAAATAAATCCTCCTACTGGTACTCCTCCTGTAATACTTGCCATTATGTATTGACCCTCATTATAACTTCACCCGCAAAGTTATTGGTAGATTCCCAAATATCATAAAGGATATCAAGACCATACTCATTTGTATGTGTAAATGAACCAGTGAGACCAAAGGGGAAACCCAATCCATTTGCAGTATTAGTCATCGTTAAAGTTCCTGAATACTCACTCTGTGGTAGTATGAAGAAACCTTTATTCCCAGGCGAGACAGCAGGGAAAGTGAAAGTCCAGTTATCTGGGGATGTTCTACTGAGAGTATCAGTAAAACCTTGTGCTGTTAAACCTGTCCCATCAAAACCAGTCGCAGTTCTACCACTGAAGTATCTATAACGCCAGTTCATGGTATCAGTTTTAGTTGGATTACTTCCACTTGCCTGCTCACCCTCAATCGTGAAGGTAAGAGTTTTTTCTACATTGAAGTTATACGCCCCATGAGAAATCGATTGAGGTGAACCATCGTAGTTCAAACCAGAGACAAGAGTTCCAACACTCTGATTTGCAGAGATTGAAAGGGAACCAGCAACCCAGTTTGCGTTTGGACCAGCAGTAGACCAAGTAGAGTTTACCGTTGTATTACCAGCGGTTTGTCCAACTTCATATGGTCCAGAAGAAAGTCCAATATCAAAGGCGGAGAATGAAACTGGTTGGTATGCGAAGAGTAAAGTTTCTAAGATTTCAATGGCAGTAGTTCCATCACTAAATGATGTTCCTGCTACAATACCACCAAGACTATCTGGGAATGTTTCACCACCTCTAGTCCAACCTCGAACCGCAAAAGTAGGACCGTTTAGAGTCAGTCCTGTACCAGCAACATATGTGTCACCTGTGCCATCCGCTCCAGTCACACCTGCGGGTCCAGTGGGTCCAGTGGGTCCGTCAGCACCACTCCCACCACTTCCACCACTACCACCAGCACCAAGTGAAACCCACCCAACACGGGTGCCGTGTTCGGGTGAGTGACCGATGATAGTATCTGTTGCTAGATAATATAATCCATTTTTTCTAACAACATCACCGGGATTATAAGTTATTAAGTTACCGTTAGCGTCTACTGCTTTGTAGTAACCTCGATATTTATTTCCCATAGGATTCTTCCATAAAGAATACCTAGTATATATGTCATGAGTATGTCCTCAGAATCACAGTATCCTTATTGATTCTACCTGTAGGGATAGCGTTTTTGGTTTTAATATTATCCATAACACGCTTGGTATAATCGATACGTCCCTCTGTTATATTACTAAGAAGATTGAAGTTATTCTTTCTGATAGTCTTAGTAACAGAACTTTCAGAAAAATTTTGAATAGTAGTTCCCTTGACACTAAGACCTTCCTTAGTACTAGCCTCAAACAGAGTTAGTTTCTTGGTCTTAGTGTTGAAACAGAGAAGGCCACTAGCACCCACGATGTTGACAGGATCGATCGATTCTAGATTGAACTCTTTTGATTCAGACATATACTGAACCGACTTGACGAGTTTATTAGGATCGACCTTTCGTTTACGTCGAGTGATTTTAGACTTCTCTTCTAGAACTTCAATCAAAGATTCAAGATATCCATCTAGTTTCTTCAACTTAGTAGTCGAAAGAAATGAGTAACCTTCCACCAAGTCCTCGTCGGTCTTGTTGATGGCTCCAGTAATCTCACCACGCACTTCAATGAAGTGATCTCGTAGGAGTTTGATTTCTCTTTTGGTTGGCTTGTAAGACTTGATCGCACTCTCAAAGTTTGGCTTTCTGATCGAACCACCATCAGAAAGTTTAATCATGTAATCATCTAAGAATCGTTCAAGAATATTACCAAATTCAGTGTCTTGTTTCATTATGCTTTCCGAAAAACAAAGATAGGTTCATACTTCAAATATCTGTCGTTCACTTGACAGAAGTTTTTACACTTTGGTTTGCCGTCTTCACCCACGCGGTTCTGACCAGGCATTCCTTCTAGTGCCATTTTCATTTTGTATTTATATTCTACACCAAGTTCACCCAGTATGTCAATAGAGTCTTGCTCCAAAGGCAGATATTCTCCCTTGATCAATATGTCTGCAATGTTCCATAGGAGATAGCCGTCTGGTCGTAACCATTCAGCACAAGTGGAAAGTGTCGGTCGCAAGAATCCATCACGCCAAGACTCATAGGAACTTCCATACTTCTTGTAACTTTGATTTTCATCTTCACTATAAGCCTCTCTATTGAAATAAGGAGGAGAAGTAAACACCAAGTCAATCTCGCCTCTGTGCTTTTGAAAATCTTTGTCATGCTGAATCTCCTCAGAACCTAGTTGGAAGACTTCGTATGTATGTGTGCTTGAGAAGAAGGGGTTTGATCTGTAGGTTTTGGTGTTGTAAAAATCTGCGAGATCACTGTAACGAGAACTTCCATCACTATTAAAGTTATCAGGATTGGGGTCAGTGCCAATGTAATGCAAAGTGCGATCATCACGGACAGACATAGCCCCAAGGATACGACCGCCCCAGCCACTGCTCGGATCATAGATCTTAATCGGTCTGTCTTTGATGTGGTTAGTGAATCGCTCATATAAGTATTTAGCGGTCATCGGCGGGAAGTTTACTGCGGGTTGAATGTAACCAATACGAAACGACTTGAACCCGCCAGGAAAAATCTTCTTACCTTTATCATACAAACGAATGGCATAGACAGACTCGTCGTCCATGTTATCAATATCGAAAGTCGAGTGATGTCGATACGCTAGGCGATCGCGGAACTCTTCAACCTCTTCCTTTGTCAACTGAAGAATGTTTGTTTGCTCCACTTGATGATAGCCTGTGTTCAGTCCTTCTCTGACCTTGACTTGTTCGAGCAAGAAGTCCTTGCCCGCAAACATCGTCGGGTTCTCAAAAAAAGTGAGCATCCAGTCCCTAGCAGAATCAACAGATACAACGCTATGCTTCCGCGAACGCTTGAGGGTGGAGACAGCATGAGAATAAAAAGAGTCCCTACGAAAGTGACGAAGAGAACCTTTATACACTCGCTCAAAATAATCTGGATTGGCGACAAGATCGTAGATCGAGTGTCCATTGTCTTTCTCCGTGTAGTTGATTCTGGTCTTGAACATATTATCGAAGAACTGATCGGCTTCAACACCTAGTCGTGACTTGTTGATAATCACATCCTTCGGCGTCTCGCTAAGTTCATCATCGAACTCAAACTGATGGACAGGAAACTCCGACATGCGATTGAAGGAAGCAATAATATCTTCCTCGTTCTTTCCCGTTCGAGGAGGACATCCGTTGTTATCCCAAGCGGCAGTCAACTCTTCACGAAGACGAATCACCCAATCCTTAAACTGATCGGGTGTCATCTCTAGAAGGTCTTCAAAGTTTACATTGACATCACTGTTAATGATGGCATTATTTCTCTCGTAAAATCTCATGCTCCTACATTCCAAAAAAGTGCGCCAGGTGACGCATGATCCTTGATAAACTCCCACGCCTTTGCGTCGTAGGTTGGTGCGGACGGGAATGGGGGCAACACTTTGGTTGCTTTGTTGAAGGCGTATTTAGATTCGTAGATCTTCGCCTCTCCATACTCGCCGCTATGTCCCACACGGACGCAGTGAAAGGAGGATCGTGGCCACGCGAGTTGTAGTCCTCTGGTGAGTGTTCCACTTGAACCTACCGTCCAGACTTCATCTGGAGATACATCCATGCTACGAGCAACCCGAATGATGGAAGCGATAACAGTAGGATGGTCAAAGCCAATAGGAAGCAATCTGCGGCGTGTTGGATCTTCTGCAACATAATCTCTTGCCCTTTTCTCGGTCACACTAAGCATCCCGTTTGGGATCCAGTGCATTATAGCACCTGCTTCGATTGCTTGCAACTGATAAGCGTGTCTTTTTTCGACAGCACGATCTGCCATGAAGATCACTGCCTTCTTGTCATACCTGCCACACAGATGTGCAAGTGAGATCTGAGCATAACCAGTGGCAGGTGAACTGCCATACACCCACTCATCAATCTCAGGCTGTGACTGGATCAGGTAGTCGGCGAATCGCATCTTCGACCCACCACCAACGAGATCGTCACGGACAACGAGGAACCCCTCATGCTCCTCTACAACGGGAGCAGGGAGGGAGTCTGTCCAATCACCGATCATCTCTAAGTAGTCTTCTGCTGTCTGTGTGAATAAGTTCATACTATCTTCAACTTACTAAAGTTATTCTTCTTATCAAATACCATCATGTTATTAAATTTATCTGCTAACTGATCCGCCTTGTGGCTAATAATATAAACATTACATCGGGATCCTAAGTTATGAAGTAGTTTCATAAACTCGTCTGTACCCCCTGAATCCAAAGACGAATCGAACACCTCGTCAAGAATTAGTAAGTTAGTGTTAGCACTGTTCTTCAACCTAGCAATTTCTCGCCATGTTAGTAGTATTGCTAAGTCGATCCTAAGTTTTTCACCTTCACTGAAACTCATATAACTAAAATCATCTCGGTGCCTTGACTTGATAGTTTCATTGAAGTTTTCATCTAGATTGAACTGGGCAAAGAAATCCATAACAGTTAGATACTTGTTAATGAGTTTGTTCATGGTTGGGAGGTAGTGTCGGATGATCTTAGATTTGATCCCACTGTCCTTTAATAGTGCCATAGCATACTCGGCGAGAACCTTTTCCTCTTTTAGTTCTTGATGCTTCTCTACTTGTTCCTTGCCTTCCTTCGCAAGATTCTTAAGGATGTCCTTCTCTTTGAGGTTCTCTTTATCGATGGACATGAGCCTACTATACTCTTTCTGGTTCTTCGTGATGTAACTCTGGTTGGCTCGGATCGTCGTGTTGTGGTTACTAATTTCCTTTTCTTTCTCGCGGATTCGGCCGAGTGTTTCCGTGTACTCATCTAACTTCTTCTCCACAGCATCAATGCTTGTTTCATGTTCAACTCGAATTTTATTCTTCTCGTCCTGCTCCTCTGTAATCAACGAACAAATTTTATCCTTATGATCATCGGCGATTGGCTGACGACAAGTCGAGCAGTTGTCATTCTCGGTGTAGAATTTCATCTCTTTTTCTAGACGATTTAACATCTGCTCTGTCTGGTTCAACTTCTTTGTCAGTTCCTTGAATGTCTTTTTAGTTTCATCCTGTTCACTCAGACCGAGCAACAGGCTGTCAACCTCTACTTGTAGAACCTCAATCTTAGATTCAAGTTCTTTGATGTTGTCTTCTGTGTTCTTGATGTCGGTCATGATCACTTCGAGGTTGTCTTCGTTTTGTTTCTGTAGCGTCTCGATCATTTTCTTGTGAACAGAAACCTTCTCCACAATCACTTCGATCTTTTGATCTATAATGCCAATACTTTCCTTCACTTCAGAATATTTACTTTTCATAAGTGTATTCATTGTGGAGAAAATCTGGATATCTAGAATGTCCTCGATCACTTCTCTGCGGTCTGCGGCAGGTAACTGCATGAAAGGAACGAATGATGAACTACCAAGAATCACCACCTGAGTAAATGACTTGTAGTTCATCTTCAGGATTTGCTCCTCAAGCATTCGCTGATAGTCTTTCGCCTTGGCATCCTGATGTAGCATTACATCGTTCTTGTAGATCTCAAAGATCTTTGGTGCCAGACCACGACGAACCTTGTAGTCATCTTTACCAATCGAGAACTCGACCTCAACCACGCAATGCTTCTGGTTGATGCTGTTGACCAACTGAGGAATGTTTACCTTACGAAACGGCTTACCAAACAGACCGAATGTAATAGAATCAAGCAGGGCAAAAGACTTACCCTGACCGTTCGATCCTGACACTAGAACCATAGAATATTTGTCGAGATATATTTCTGTGAAATAGTTTCCGAAAGAACCGAAGTTCTTAAATCGGACAGTTTTAAATTCAATCATACAGACAACGACTCCATATACAAATCACGAATCATCAGTTTTAATTTTGTCTTCTGCTCTTGGTTCAGTTCCTTCATATCTTCAACCTCATTCGATATGATTGAAACAGTATCCAAAGACAGATCAACGTCCTCTTCAATTTCATCTTCGCCACCGAAGTCTTCGACTACCGTAACATTAGACACTGGTACATCATATAGATTATCAAGGAACCTGTCAAACAAATATGGTTTAGTTTTATTGTCAACGAACAACTTGACATAGGCGTTTTTGTATTCGCCGAATGGGAACTTGCTGATGTCAAAGTCTTGGCTGTCGTCGTATGAGATCTTAAAGAACTTCTTTCGTGGGTTCTCCACAAACTCCAAGTCTCTCGTCTCTGTGTCAAAGACATGAAAGCCTTTTCTGTCGTTGAGATCACTGAAGGTAATCTGATATTGAGTACCAAGATATGTAACATTGTTCTGGACGCTACGGCTGTGGAAGTGTCCAGACAGAACCATATCGAACCTTCGCAAAGGTTCATCCGACATACCACCATCAAAAGGCAGTCCTCGCATCACCTCATACCCATTCAGTTCAAAGTGACCACAGATGATGTTGCTCTTTGTATTCTTTAGATACTCTAAAGTCTTCTCACGATTCTCGCTGTTTACCCACGGAACCATACCAACTTTTACGCCATCAAATTCTAGATCAATCGGCTGTTGGTAGATAAAGAAGTTTGAATAACGATCACCGAACAACTCGTTAACCGAGTTAAGATCATTGGTATTCTTATAGAACGTATCATGATTGCCTAGAATACAATGAACGACGATGCCTTCACGAAGCAGTGGCTCCATGAACTCACTACGAACAGTATTCAGTGTATTGAAGTTGACAAACTTTCGTCTGTCCATAAGATCACCTAGATGAAGAACAGTATTAATGTTGTTCTCCTTCAGATACGGAAAGAACTGTTCACGAAAAAAGTCCGTGAAGTATTCTAGAAAGATTTGACTATCTGATCTTGCGCCCCAATGAGTATCATTTATTATTGCTATCTTCATTTACATCCTCAAAACATGAAGTCAAGCCGGCTTGATTTTTCTTCTTACTCTTTTTAGGCTCAAACTTCTTCAAGTCATTATCATTTAACTGAAAGAACTCTTTCATTGCATCATTTGGATTCTTATCAAAGTAATTCTCCTTGAACCACTTGTGGATATGACCAGCGTGATCACCTTCTTCAATCATCTTGAACTTAACGTATGACTGCTTCTTTTCTTTCTCGATACGTCTGAGAAAGGCATAGTAAATAATTTGAGTGAAATATGAGAAAGGATTCTTCGACTTCTCGGGATTGAAATTGTGTGCATATAGAATACAATTCTCAATCGCATCGCCGATCATTTCATCGACGAAGGAGTAGTTCATGAAGTTAGGCTTCATCGCAAGATTGGTTGCGATCTTGATAAAGCACTCACCGATATACTCTGTAATGGGAGGTTTGGGATCTCCGTTACTTTCGGCAAGGACTACTTTCTCTTTCCATTCGGACATCTTCTCGAAAAACAATTTGTTATCGATATAATGATTTGTGCTTTTCTTCTTAACCATGTGAATCACTTCCTTTTGTCATAATATACCCTCTAAAAAATTATTGTCAAGTTTTTCCTTGACAGTTTTCCAAACCCCCATATAATTCGACTTGTCGAGAGGAAAAGGGATACCTCCGGATACCGGATACAGTTAGGTTGGTATCCATCGTTCCCAGACACGAAGCAACTCTTCTTGTATTTCAGCCAACTGCATCTCTAGATGCTTTGGTTTTCTTGGTTTGTTTATCAGGGGCATGTTACATTCTTTGGGTTTGCGATTTCCCTTCTTTGAATTACAAGAAGCACAAGCAGTCGTTAGATTTGTCCAAGAAGAATCGCCTCCTCTTGATCTAGGCATAACGTGATCAATGGTGAGTGTCTTTTTGTTCTTAGATTTTAAACCACAATACTGGCAAGTCCAGTCATCCCTCTTGAAAATATTTCTTCTTGTAGGTAGGTGTGATTGATGTGGTGTCATAACATATCGAATCAACATGAGAGCCGCAGGAAGCGGATATGTTCCCTTCGATGTTTTAATTTTATAAATCTTAGAAAAGAAATAAGGTTTTATTGCTTTCCCAGATTCTAAAAGGGCTACTGCTTTTTTCCAATCGATCACGTTTAATACTTCCTCAGAAGCGTTCAGGAGCAAGACTTCTCGATCCATGTGGTCTCCAAATTATTTGAGGTACTCGTCGATATCCGAACTCCAATCAGTCAGTCTATTGCCAAAGTCTGGATGATTCTTATCATCCCCTGTGTATTCCTCAGTAATCTTTTCTGAGTTCATATTATCAAATAAGAACTCAGACATCTGATCAGGCTTAATGATACCCTGATCTAACATCTTCTTTAACATCTCAGGTGGAATCATTAGAGTCATCACGATGAACTCTTGCATTTCATCCTCATCCAAATCATCCAGTCCATCTACACCATCAAGTTGATCTGCCAGTTCGTCGTACATCTTCTTCATGGCATCGTCAACGTTTTTGTTCACATCAAACAAATCACTCAAAGGATTCTTTGGTGGATGTGAATTTGGATTCTCTTCGTCATTGTAGTTGATTACATTTCTTTTCTTCTTAAGTTCTTCTTCCCTCTTCTTCTCTATGGTATAGAGTTTTTCTGTTTCCCCTGTGGGATTCAGAAAGGCAAGAATATTCTCCTGTTGAATTGTAATCTCATCACCATCAGCAAACGCGGTCCAACTCTGAAGCATGGTAACGTCTTTCTTCATGCCGCTCATCGGATCTATAACTGATTGTGTTCTGAATAAGAAGGGCTTCTGTAGAGTCAATCTCTTTCGATCTGACTTTACAATCTTTGCTATCACATCATCTCCATTTTTCAATCGGATGATTCTGCTCGTAATCTCATCAGTCATAATCATCTCCTTATATGAATTTTCGATATCTCATAATCAAACTTCTCACTAGTATATATTTTGATTCTCTCTCCAAGATGTCGGAAAGTATGATTTTCATATTTTCCTATGGTAAGATCATCTGAAAGATCAAACAACTTTACATTCTGTTTCCTATCTGATTTTCGTAGTCCTCTGCCGATACTCTGAAGAACTCTCACAACAGATTTAGAAGGGCTAGCGAAAACAATGTTATCAATATTCCTAATATTAATGCCAGTAGAGCAGGTTCCGTAAGACGCAACCAAAACCGAGTTAGTTTTCCTATCAACGATCTTGCGAATCTCTTCCCGTTGTATGACATCTGTTGCTCCGTGTATGAGGAAAGTCTCTTTATCTCCTTGACTAATCAATTCATACAACGGCTTACCGTGCTTCTCCACATAGTTGAAGAGGACTAGAGTATTACCCTTTAACCTGTTGGTTAGTTCGGCAATAAACTGGTTTCTCTTCTCATGAGTAACAATCCATTCTATTTCATCCTGATATTTTTTTCTCTTCATAAACTCCTTCTCGTCTTTGGTATACTGTAATGTAAGACAGTTGATATTCAAAGTCGATAGGAGTTTCTTATCCATTAGGTTCTTGGTTGTTGTAACCTGAAACACTCTACCAAAGAGTCCTTCGATTACAAGTTTGTGTGTCTGTGTTCCGTCGAGTGTGCCTGTAGTTCCTATTCGATAGTAGCAGTCATCTAGATTCGACATTAGAGTCGAGAGCGATTTGGCTTTAAATAAGTGGCATTCATCTCCAAACACACAACCGAATTTTGAAAAATATTCTTTTGGCATTTGGTATAAACTCTGCCAAGTTGAGATGACAATTCTCTTATCTGTTTCTTTCGACTGTCCACTGAACACTTGATGACAATTGGACATACAATCCCAGTCGTCGTTAGACGAATAGTCTTTGAAGTCTTCGAGCATCTGTGATACAAGACCTGTGGTTGGAACAATGATCAGCAACTTCTTATCTGGGGGCAGCAGTTCCATATAGTAACGCATCAGTGTATAGATGATCAGCGACTTCCCAGACGCAGTAGGAGACAGCAGGAGACATCTCTTGGTGTTTAGTGCGTGTTGGATAGCATTCACTTGATGTAAGTGTGGTTTAATTGCTTTATTATTTGCTACGATGGACAGGGAGTCAATAAAGTCCGTAACGTCGCTCTGAGAGAACTCTGAGGACGGTAGAGAGTCCTTCAGCGTTTCTTCTAACTGGATACTATAATTTCTATCCTTAGCGAACTGAATTACATAATCCAGTAAGCCTCGGTAGATAGTCTGCTTGTATAAGTTGAATAACTTGATAGTGCCGTCCCACTGCTTCTTTTTGTAAGCGGGACTGAACTCATGGTTTGGAACTTTGAACGTGAAGAAGTCGGATAACTCTTTTGCTATCCACCTCTCACAATCCAATTTCACATATACAGAATCTAAATGTAGAACAGAAATATCACTCATACACTATATGTATGAGTTATCCGCCGTTAGAAAATTTAGCCCAGTCGATTGCGGATCGAATATACCACTGTCGGTTGTTGATGATCTTTACTACCCCTTCGAGATACTTGACCTTTTCTTCCTGTAGGGCAAGACGATGAGACTGAATGATTAGTTCACGATCCGATTCGATAAACTGATCAGTATCAGCACGAAGAACATTGAGAGGAAATGGCTCCCAGTTCCTCTGCTTCAGTTCGTCATCTCCCATCTTACCAGTGTAGTATAGCCACTTATCTTTACGAAGTGTCTTATACTCTGCCTGCATCTTCTTAAACAACAACGTCTCATCCGTGAATAGGATAAGATACTTGTTATGAAGTTGGGGTGTTTTGATAGACTCGATATCCAGTTCGGTTCGATCCATCTCTAGGTCTTTGCTGACCATCTCACGAATATCATTCAAGTTCATAGTTTAGTGATTTTCAATCCAGTAAATTTAAATTCTGTATTTATAATTATAGGGTCTGGATCGGTGGTTGTCAAATCAAATCCGATTTCATCTAGCCTAACTGGAAATATGTCCTGATATTGAACCTCGATGTTGGGTCTACTCTTGTTGTCCATGACTATAAGAATGGCACTTGCTAGTGAATCTGCATCTCGAAGAGGCGGACTATCTTCAACAGGAACTTGACCTCTTATCCAGTTATAGATTTCCATGTAGTTGTTCATGTCTTCGTCAACAATGAAAGATAGATTCAATGAGCCATATGAAATTCTTCCGCCTGTATCGTAAACAGGCTGTGCATACAGGGTTTTAGTTTCTACGTTATCAACATCTATTGATGGGATATTTGCTTGTTGGATATAGAAGTTTACATTTGGGATTCTAGGAATCTCAAATTTGAAGCCATTGTTCTTCAGATAGTTTACTGAATCTGGTGCTTTACCTGACATAATATTCTCCCAATAAAGTATGTATACAAAAAAACACAGCCCCCCGTGAGGGAGGCTGTGCTTTATGCTACCTTAGAACTAGACTCAAGGGTTGAGTGCGACGTTCTGACCGTGGAGATTAAGAATCTCGAAGATACGGTAGTATTGGTTGACACCAGTGGTCTCGATGTTGTTGGTACTTGCAGTTCCAACGAAGGGGTTGGTGACCATTCCGTAGCGGGTCTTGAACCCGATACGGGGCTGGAAGGTATCCTCACCGACCGCACGGACCATCTGTAGTGGAACGTAGGGGCAGTAGAACATACCAGCATCGTAAGGCGAAGAACCTCTGTAACCGACACAGACGAAGTTACGAGTACCAGCGTAGGGATCGATGTAGACCTTCATCTTACCGTTAAGAACACCAGCGAAGGTGCTAGCAGTATCGTCAACGTTGAGGCTGACGTTTAGTGCTGGTGAGATGTTGAGGAATCCACCCATTGCGAGGGCTGAAGCAACGTCGGAAGAGACGATACAGAAGTTACCCTTACCGCGTCGAGTTTCCTTAGCGATTACGTTGGCTTCACGCTCTAACTGGAACATGAGACCACGGAAACGCTCTGCGGACCATCGACCGTCGGCATCGCGGTTGATGTCGTAGATACCACCAGTGACACCCTGACGAACGTGGGGTGTGACTAGGACACCATCAGTAGTGATACCAGCCTCTGTCTTGGTGCCAGAGAAGGTAAGGTCAGTCTGTAGAGCGCCGAGTTTAGCATTGTTGTAGATCTTACGAATGACTTCGCGGTTGATTTCAGCAAGGATTTCGGTGGAGAGGATGTTAGAGAGTTCAGTCTCTGCATCAAGTCCGTGAACAGCCTTGAGATCCTGTGCGAGTTCAGTGGTGTACTGAGCCTTGAGGGCACGGGTTCTTGCTTCAACAGCAACACGCTCGATGGTGAATCCCATTTCGCGGAATGCTTGATCGTTGCCTTCACCAAGACGCTCGGAGTTGGCGACAAGCATACCAGGCGACTGAGCGGCTGAGTTAGCAGCAGTACCAGAACCGAAGGGATCGGTGCTGATGGCGGCGGCTGAGGTAAAGTCACCACCAGTTGAACCTGCACGGGTGTCGGCCTCTTGGAAGAGACCCTCTTCACCGAAGGTTGCATTACCACTGGACAAGTTAGCGTACTTGGTACGCATTGCGAAGATCAAGCCAGTGGGAGCAGACATGGGCTGCACACCACAAACGTCGTATGCCATTAGGTTGGGCATAGCACGACGAACGAGGCTGATGAGAACGGGATCAAAACCAGCGTAGTTGCTGGAGTTACCTGAAACAGCACCGCCACCGAGGTTACCACCAAGAGCGTTCATGGGGGTTTCGGTTAGGTTCTGCTCACGAAGAGCCTTCTCTTCGTTTTCGAGAAGGACAGCGGTGACCTTTCTCTTATAAGGATCTTGAATTGGCTCAAGATCGCTATGTTCTAGAATGGGAGTCCACTTTTCTTCAAGTGAATCCATTGGTGTGATGTTATCGAAATCCATTTTGACTTCTCCTTTGTGAGTTTATTTGATTCAGCGGGATCTAGCGATTGCGTTTGCGTAACCTTCCATAATCGAGTTGCTCTCGGTTACGGTAGGTGTTCCTTCGTTGTTGTCGTCAGCGATTTCTTCGCCTTCAACGCCATTGAAGTATGATTCTTTGACAATGTGAAGTTTTTCAGCATACTCCTCGATGTCTGCGTGTTCGATACCTTCAGAGAGGGTCTTAAACTTTTCGACTTCAGTGTCAACAAGTCCCTCGCACATATCGTTGAACACGATCGCACGTTGGAACCCGAGTAGTTCTTCGGCGAGATCCATAGTTGTCTGGATTTCGTCGTTGAGTCTAGTGACGAGTTCCTCGTTCTCTTCAGCGAGTTCGTCAACAAGGTCAACCTTGCTCTCTGGAACTTCGATGTAATGATCGTGGAATAATTGGTGGAGTCCGTTCATAAAGGACTCACTAACTTCGGTACGAATGCCCTGCTCAACAGAGAGTTCATTCTCTTGTAACCAAGTCTGGACTGCGTAATCAAGATACTCATCAATCTTGTTGGTGAGTTCTTCGGTAACTTCAGCAACTTCCTCGGCGAGAGCAACGTTATATGCCTCTTCGAGTTCAGCGACTTCAGTCGAGACCTTCTCAGCAATAGCAGCCTCGAAGATGGTGATTGCCTTTACCTTGAAATCTTCGGTAAGATCTTCACCATCAAAGAGAACGCTTAGATCCTCAGTGACGCCACCACCAGCCTGGTTTCCACCAGCGGGGAGGACTTCAGGAACCTTCTTCTCGGGCTTGGCCGCAGAGGGCTTAGCGTCGATGGTCTTCTTGTTCTTCTTTGCGTTGTTTGGACCCTCATCGGTGTGAACCTCATCACCCTTGCCGGTGGCGTCCTTGTTGTATGTTTCTGAGTCAAGAACGGGCTTCTCTTCGTCGATCTTTTCGATCTTCTCAAGAATGGTTCTTGCTGTGTCTACGGGATTCTGGCTCATGAAAGGGACTCCTTTTTATTCGTTGCTAGCGCCATTATTTATACTTTTCCAAGTTTTGACATGAAGGAAGCGTATACTTCCATCAATTTATTTTCTCTATTTCGTTTTGTGGTATACGCATCTTCAATATCCTCTTGGAAAGACTGAATATCTCTCTCCTTGAGAAGACCGTTATCCCAGATCCATTCCTTACCTTCCATGATACCGTTGACAAAGGCATCAGGAGCAGAAGGATCTGCCACAATATCTACTGCGGAAAGCATGAAATCCTTTTGGACTTCGTTGATTCCGTTTCTTTCCTTGAGTGATCCCATACCTCTTGAGGATACGCCAAGTTTGGCACCCTCATCCATGAGGTTCTGTACGATCTTACCCATAGGAGTATCCATAATCTTTGCTTTACCTACAAGGTTATCGCTGTCTTCTCTGAGTTCCTTGATGATGTGTGATACACGATCAAGGTTTACAGTTGGACCCTGTGGGTGGTTGAGTTCACCGAACGCTCTGTTCTCGTCAACATAGGTCTTGATATAACGCTTTGCTTCTCCAAAAAGAATGTTTCTTTCGTAGATGCGGTTGTTACGATTAGGCTTGTTGGCCTGCATGAAGACACCTTCAATAAAGTAGTTCTTCTTGCCGTCCTCTGCTGCTTCGGTAATAATGCGGACATCATCAGTTGTAGTTTCGGTGATAAGTAACATGTACTATTCCTCTTCTTGTGGTTCTTCGATTTCTTCTACATCGTGGCCTGGATATTGGGTCTTAATACCATTTGCCATCTTGGCATATAGAATATCTTTAATGTTTTTCTCTGCTTCAACGTAATTTTTATCTAGTAAATTATTTATAATTTCAGACGGTTTCATCTGGATCCTCACTTTCGCTGTCATCAACTTCAATATATTCTCGCTCTTCGTCCTCAATCTCTTCGATTTCGGGTTCTTCGACCTCTGGTTCTTGCTTGGTGACTAGATTCGCCACAACGTCTGGGGTGATTGCCCCTGTGGCATCTTGAACCTTCATCTTGAAAGTATCACCAAATGTTTGCTGAAACTTTTCCATGTTGTCGTCAAGCATACTCTTTAATAGTTCTTCTGCTGGTTTCATAGTTCATCCTCTGTAGGGGGAGGTGGTTGAGTCGCCATTTCTTTGGCGATTTCTTCAATCTCTTTTTCACTTTGCTTTAAAATATTCTTCTTTACCCAGTCATCTGAGTAGAATCTTCCGAGATATGGCTCTACGCTTTGAAGCATCTCAAGACGCTCTCGCATAATCTCTGCTTCTTTGAGTTCTGTGAAGTACGAATCCTTCTGGAAATCAAAGTGGATATTCTGAACAATCTTAGTCCAGTCCTCTTCCTTCATTATACCCTTAAGAAGACATTGAGTTCTGAGTAGTTGAATGAACAGTTCTGAAAAACGTTGACGAAGACGATCGATAAACTTGAAGAAGTTCAGTTCGTCTCTGCTAATTTCAGAGGATCGTCCCATGTTGAAGCCGTTTTCAGCATCCATTCGAGAGGTGGGAACGTGAAGGGCTCGGTATACTTTCTTGAGGAAGTAATCAACGTCTTCCATCTCACCGAGGTTCTGTCCACCATCGAGGGTGCTGATCTCAGTTCCTCTACCACCTTCTCGTCTTGGTAGCCAGTAATCTTCAAGCATGTTCATATGCTTACGATCATCTTTGATCTCACCAGTGCTGGCATCATAGACCAACTTGTTCTGGTAACGATTCATGATGTCCTTGAGATACTGTTCTGCCTTCTGCTTGGGTAGGTTACCTACGTCAATATAAAAGATACGACGTTCAGGGGCACGAGAGATACGATAAACTACAGTGGCATCTTCTGTCTGTCGAAGCATGTTCAATGGACGAATTGCCTTCTGAAGATATCCAACAACTCGCTTGGTTCCTGAATCAATAATACCAGAGTGAACATAACAGATAGAATCAGGAGCAATCTTTAGTCCTGATGCTGCGGTCTGGAAAGTTGACTGCTTGTCTAGGTTTGTGTAAAGATAAAACTCTTGAACGTTCTTAACAACGGCAACTTGAGTTCCATTAACACTCTCTTGTTTCTTTTGAACATTACGAACCTTCTTGATCTTAACTGGATCAATGGCACGAAGTTCTAGAATACCTTTACCTTTATTAGACTCATCTAAAAGGATATGATAGTAAACTTTACTATCAATGTACCACCTTCTAAAAATTTCATAAGCCTTCTGATTAAACTTGAGTAGTCTTAGTATTCCCTCAAACTCATCTTTCATCTTATTCTTAATAGAAACTGGCATATCAACTTTTTCTAAATTGATAGAGACTATTGTTCGGTCTTCGCTATGAACAATAGCCTCTGTTGTAATATCATCGATCGCAAGATCGACTTCGGGATATAGTGCCATACTTCTGTAACGGGCGATCAGATCATTTTCTGATTTGAAACCACCCTGAAAGTCAACGTACTGACCAAAAACTCCACCACCATCTACGGTGAATGTTCCATCATATTCGTCTGGACCAACAAATGACGCTGCTTTTGAGTCAGCGCCATTGGTTGATTTTGCTGTTGGTTTTCCATTGCGTCCAATAGTAAACCCAAATAAATCAATTGCCATCTAGATTCTCCGTTCCATAATAAAAAAAATCAGTTATCAAGCAAATTTCCAGTGATCGAAACCGATTGTAACACTAAACTCAGCAACTGCATCGGTGCTGTCATATGAGAAGTCAATGGTTCCAACCTCAGATGGCCAACAATCAACAAGTTGGATTGTTTTACCAGCGTTTTCATCCTCAGCAATAGGTCCATTGCCGCCCGACGCAGCCGCAGCAACACTGAGAGGTGCAACAGTCCACTCGCCGTAATTTAAACCTCTTGACGTATCTCCAAGTCCCATAAAACCCTCAGACCATGCGATGAACTTTTCGTGAATTGTATTCGCATCATCACAAAGAACGCTAATAGTCCAGTCAGTGAAAGTTCTATCTCCTGCTCTTTTTACTTCTCTTCCCTTGAAAGGGATAGTAACAACACCAAGTGATGCAGAAGGCATCGCCGCGGCCTTGATCAAAAGAGCCTCATCGTCACTGAGTGTGACTGTACCAAACTGTCCTGTTACTTTATATAAGTTAGGTCTGATACCCTGACCAAACTTTGTTGTGAATTTCCCTAATGACATTTAAACGCTCCTTTGTTCTAGTATGTATCAGGCTTCTGTGAAGAATGATCCAGAGTTGTTTGCGACGAAGTTGAGTTTGACGAACTGAACTGACTTGGTTGGCTGTAGGAAGATGTCACATACGAACTCTCCTCTATCTACGACCGAGCCTGGGTTGTTTGATTCGTCGCAAACAATCCTATAATTCTCAAGACCTCTTCTGTTCTGAACATCGCGGAGAACTGGATCGATCTGGTTCACAAAACTACGTCTAGTGAACGCATCGTTCTGCTCGAAAAGAATGAAGTTTGCTGATGTAGCAAAAGACTTCTCTAGGATGTTGAAGAGTCTTCGCACCTGAATTCTATCAAAGGCACTTGGTTTGGTCTGAAGTGTCTTGTCTCCCCAGAGAACTGTACCAGAGCCAGGGAAGGCTACGACGTTGTTGATTCCAGCAGAGTAGATGAGATCTCTTGCTGCCTTGGATGGGTTGAATGCTAGTTTGTTGACATTTAGAATGTTTCCTCTAGCATAACCACCAGGCGAGAACCAAGCACCGAAGTCGGTTTCTGTTCTGGCAAGAAGTCCAGCGATGTCACCGTTTAGCGGAAGCCATCTGGTGATACCGTTGTAACTATCGTTCTGCTGCTTCCAGTTACCATCCATTGCAGCGTATGAAGTATCTCTGTTAAGTTCACTGTTTCTGTATGTTCTGACGGTAGACTCAGTAACCTCTGTTAGAGTTGCTTTGTTGGCGAGTGATGCAGAGTCTGCGAAACCATCACCAACTGGCTTCGAGATGACTGCGAGGCAATCCTTACGAGTAGCAGCGATATCAATGACCTTTTGGTTGAGAGCATTGTCTGCGTCTCCTGCGATCAGGATACTCACATCAGCAACATCAGGATCGGCGAAGTAAGTGTCCCATGCGTTTTGCTTGTTGGAAGAAGTGACCGCAGTACCATATGCACCACCCTGAAGTGTGTAGGTGTATGGACCATTGATACCCTTGCGTGCGTCTGTGGTTGCTTCGTGTGCGTCAAGAGGAACTCTATCGAAGCGAGTCTTGGTGCTTACGAGGTTTCCGTTTGCATCCAAGTCAGCAGATCCAACTGTAACATCAACACCTAAAGTAATTCCAATGGCTCCGATGGCTCCACCGCTATAGTCAGCAGAGGCTCCAGTGAGTCCAGAGAATCCAAAGATACTCTCGAACTCACCGACTCCATCGTCGATCTTGATAAAGTTTGAGTTTGCGAGTTGATATTTGTAATATAGTGCAGTTCCGTTGTCGTCAACTGCGTTGATAATCTGACTCATTCCTTCAAAGATTTCTAACACAGAACCACTGGGACCATAAGTTCCCTTTCGATCGACGACTGCGAGTGAAAGTTCATCAGCAGTAGCACCGAAACGAGCAGCGTATGAAGAAGTTGCTGGTCTAAACGAGAAAGCATCAGTGAGTGTTCCTGATGGATATGTCATACCAGCAGTTACGACTTGAATTTCAAGAGCGCCGTTGACCTGTGCGCCTTCGTCCTTGGATCTAAAGGTGAAGAAAGTTTCACCAGATGTTGGGAAATCCGCAGACAAACCAGCAGAACCAGAAGTTGCTCCGCTACCTGCGACGTTTACGATTGTTAGATTGTTTCCGTACTGTAGGAAGTTATAGCAGGTCCACCAATCGGAGCCATAACGCTCGACGCTTGGAGTACCAAATGTTTCCTGTAGTTCCTTGACACTACTGATTAGGGTTCGTTCATTGACCGGTCCCTTGTCGAAACGACCGACAAAGGCAGCGGGTGTAGTAGCGACAAGTGATACGATACCAGAGAAGTCTGTCTCGGTAACGCTTACACTGGGACTTAAAGTAAATGCCATTTTCTATTCTCCTTAGATACGCTGCGTATTCCCTTTATTTATACTTTTGGGTATTTAGAAGAACCCCCCTTTGGTATCTTCTTTATCAGAATACCACCTATCTTTTCCATCCCATACACCATTTTCTTCACTTCCATTATCAATAAATCCAAATGGAGACATATCATCTTCTAATTGATCAATCTCGTCTTGATATATATCTGTTCTAACATCAACATCTGTGAGGTTCTTGAAATACTCTTGTCGTGTGAGCCACCCAAACAATACCAAACACATTACCAAGTCGTCGTGGTGACCGTCGTCTGCCTCGTATGACTGCTTTTTTGCCACGAACGTGGTGAGTTCTCCCACGATTTCTTGGTCTTCTACCAGTAGTTTGTCCTCTTCAATAAGACTCTTCAATACAGAACATCCTAGTTTCTTCACCACTTGTGATGTCCGAACACCAAACTGGACTGTTCCCTTACCGAAACCGCCACTAATGGTCTGTCCTTTTCTGCCTTGATGAGAACACATCAACACGTTTTCATACTCAAGATCTGAGTACAAAACGTCTGCTACCTGACCACCGATATCGTTAATCTCAACCAGGCAGAATGCGTTGTTATACTGCTCTGCTAGTCTCTTAACAACGGTTGGGTAAACCATAGGTGAAATAAGGTTGTTTCTAAAGCGTGCTACAACTTTATATGGGGGATTTGTTATGTCAATCACACAGAACGCACTGTAGTCCTTTCCTTGACCTCTGGAGGTATCCACAGTGACCACATAGGTATGTCCCTCAACAGGATCATCATAAACACAAAGTCCATCTGCGTTCTTAATCTTAGGCTTCACCCAAGCAAGGGAGTGAATCTTATGTGAGGATATCAACGTATTACTAGAGCCGATGAAGTCACATTCAAACTCTGACTGGAACTGCTGCTCGCTAGTATTGGCAATCGTTTCGTTCATCCATACCTCATCACGAAGAGGACCGCCTGGATACTTCGGAACCTGAGACCAATGAACCTCGATCGGAATATATTCATTCTTACCAGACTCACCCACTTCTTTAATGGCGTGCTTCCAATAATGGTAGAACATGTTCAATCCGTTTGGAGTTGATACCATAAGCACCTTTGTATTCTGTCCAGATGTCACGGTAGGATATACAGAACTGAAGAACTCTTCGGCAATATTGTTTGGAACGTGAGCAAATTCGTCAAGGAAGATCATGTTAAACGAACCACCACGAATGGCAGATGATGATGTTGCAGAAGCAAGAACCTTAGATCCATTCTCTAGAATGATAGATCCCTTGTTCCATTCCACAATTCCTTGTTGTAGCCATAGGGGTAGATACTCGTATGCTAGTTTCAGACGAGATAGAATCTCACGGGAGGTAGCCTGCTTGTTAGCGAGAATACCAACAGTCATTGACTGGTTGAATAAAATGTAGTGGAGAATGTAGGACACGATCGTGGTTGACTTACCACTCTGTCGCGGTAGTTTGGCAATCACAAAACGATTGTTGTGAACCTTATTGATAATATCTTCTTGATAATCGTAGAGTTCAAATGGAATCAAACCCTCATCTAGAGAGACAACCTTAACATACTCTTTGATAAAGTAGTTTGGATCTTGGGCACACTTCATGTACTCTTTGACTTGCTCTTTTGTAAAGTTCTGTTCACGCCCCGACTCTTTTAGGTTGGGGTTTCCCAGATAACCACTTTTCTTATCCGTCATCCTTTGGTTCATCCACTATTTCATTAACAACTTTCTTGGTGCTTCTATCGGCATTGATCAGGTTCTGTAACTCTGATGTAGACCCAATGAAGATTGAGTTGTTAGTTGTTTCATTATTTTCAATCTTAGTGACCTCGACATCTTTGACCTTCTTATGAATGTCAATGAGATCTTTGTTCACATCGGCAACAGTCTTAATGAGTTGAGCAACGACTTCATACGCTCGGGGATGCTCACCCTCTTCTGCTACGTTCATAATCCCCTGAATGGCGTCCTTACCGTTGTCGATAAGGTCCATCAGGTTTTTTCGTGTAGCAAGATAGTCCTTCTTGAGATCAGGATCTTGAATATCCTTATGATCGACTTTGATCTCGGTTGGTTTCTTCTTTACTATCTCTTTCTTTTCTTTTTCTTCAAAATCCACGCCTAACGCCTTTGCTAGATTTTTATTGGGATCCATAATAATTCCTATCCATATGTGGGACCAATGTAGTTCCCGTAATTATCTATCGCTCCAGTTACGCCGTAATTTCCTAATTCATATAGGTATTCGTATGTATCGTAGGTAGATCCTGAAGTGTATCCTGATATACCACCACAAACACCAGTCTCAAAGAACTGCAACGCACCAGACTTGCCTTGTAGGTAATCCCACGAACGAATGTTTGCATCGCTGATGATCTTGCTTGTCTTCTCTGGTCCGTAGATATATGTCTTTGCAGTGAAGTCAAATGTGAGTAGAATATTTCTACGAGTATCGAAGTCTCCGTCGTAGTCTTCGGCAAGAGTAGTATCATTCAGAATAATTGGAATGTCTACTTTCTTAAACAGATCAGTAAAGTTCATAGTGATTGTGAAATCAGGAGAGAACATGGGCAGAATTTGTTCCATGATCTGAAAACCATCATCCATATTTCTGACCATCGCATACAAAGAAAATGTTATGTTGTATGGCACTTCTGAATATGCAAACGTAGTCGAACCATCTGCATCCGAAGCGGTGCATGTTTTGTTTAGTCTGTTCTTTGCTCTGCCTGAATCGTATGATATCGCAGTAATCTCAAAGGACATTCTTGGTAATGTAATCTGTACAGTAGTTTGTTCTTCATTTATGCTACTGGGTTGATCTAGTCTCATCAAAAACTTTTCTGATGGACCATAGGCAAGAGGAACTCTAATACGATCGATTTGTGTTCCCTCATTGTTTACACGACGGATGACAATGTTATCGAATAGACTACCAAATCCAATAACTAGTTTTCGTACTGCTGCATTATAGTAGGTGCTAAACATCAGTAGTTACCCTCCGAGAATGGATCAGTTTCTGAGAAGTCTAGGATTGTTTGTTTCTCTATACCAAAGGTGTTAGCATCTCCGTCTGGTATATTACTGACAACATTTTCTGGTACAACTAGATTAGTGAGTGTGCTTCCTGTTAGATAATATTCTGTACCTGACTTCTCGCCTTTAATACTCTGCGTAGCACCTACAACGAATGCTGTTGCATTTATACTTGAAACTACTAGTGTGTTGGTGGCTAGAGTCCAGTCGATGACAGTTCCTATCGATGTGGCTTGTCCTAGTGTTGCACCTGTGATACCATCAGCCTGGAATACTGTTTCTCCTAAGTAGAATCCTGGCCCAGAGTTTATCGCTGTACTAACTGTAAACTCTCTGGCATATTCTTTGGTCTGATTCATCTCATCTGGTCCACATACACCAGTCTGGAACTTCTCTAGTGAATAGGTGAATAGTTCTGCCTGGATCAAGTAAGTTTGGTTTTTACCTAACTGATAGAATGGATTCTCATGTTCAACAAAGTTGATCTCAAACAGATAATTTCCAAGAGGGAAGTAGATTAGGTCACCCTCTCTTGGTCTTGGAATTGGTTCTAAGTTTCCAACCTCATCCATAAACCGTCTTCGTGCCACAACGAGTTCAACTTTATCCTTAACTTCAAGACCATATTTGGCGAGAATATCTCCTTCTCCTTGGAATCCATCTACACTCTGTAAATACATTTCAATTTCGTAGGTTTTCTCAAACTGACTAAGAACATCTTCACCGAACAGAAGATCCTTCTTGACATACTCTCGGGGAAGATATAAGACATCCATACCCATCGTTTTGATTGCTTCGATGGTTAGGTCTTCCATTAGATTTTGTTCAGTGGAAGTGCTTTTAAAGTTGAAGTATGGATTTGTTGCCATTTATTACCCTGTCATGAAGTCGATAGGAAGTTCGTATTGTAATCTGATCTCTTCTTCAAGACGTTCTACTTCTTGCTCTGCTTGCTGATATATTTCACTACCCTTCAAACTTACACCGCCAGGTAACTGAATACCATCATACTTGAGCATGTTCATACCCCACTGCTTCTTCAACAAGGCAGTAAAGTATTTCTTCACCATTCGATCATTGAAAATCTCAGTGAAGGTGTTTGGGTTCAGAGCGGCGTATGCTTCAACGACAATATAATCTCCAACGATTGCATCCGTAGACCAGTCCATATCGATATGAAGTCTATTTGTCACTTTACTAAATCTCAAAGCCTTATCTGGATTGAAGAAGTCATTGATTAGACTTTGATATCGTCTGAAGATATCATAGGAGGCAAGAGGTTCGGATCCTCCACCGAAAGCATTTCCTGTATTAATACCAAACACATCATTCAATGCCCACTGATATCGAACATCAAACATATTCGAGGTGGAAGATTGCATACGGAAAATTCTAACAACAGATACAATATCAGATCCATCGGGTCCATTTCCAGTAGGTCCATCGATGGGTGGTAGTGTGTTTGTTGGGATGTATTTGTTATCGATATCTGTTTGTGTTATCTGGTGCTTGAAGTAACATCTCTCAACGCCGTCGAAATGTCTTTCTGTAAAGAAGTCCAACGCTTCATCTAGTCTGTCTTCTGCCTGTTGGTAATCTACGTTGATTTCAACAACAGGCGCACCAAGTTTACGCATAGCATAATCAATTAACTGACTTCTGGATGCAGGTGCTGCCATGAAAAAATCTCCTATGTTCTAATGTATGTATAAGAACATAGGAGATCGTGTGGATTTTAGTTTAATTCATGTAGTATCTGGAGTAACGGGAGTTCCATTAACTGTCACATTGACATTCTCAACGTCTTTCATTTCCATCTGCTCGATGTAATATCTTCGAGTGATTGGATTTTTTGACTCATCGGGGTCTGATGGTTCGTAGTTAGTAAATCCAGGCATGTTCAGAGGACACGATACCTTTGGATAATCTAGTTTACCATACTCATCACCTTCAGGAACCAACCAAGTTTGCTTCCTATCACCGCAACCGCAACCTCCACAGAAACTTTCCTTGGGATTTACTTTGCTTTGACGAAGGTATTCGCATGGAGGAAGTTCACCACGCCCATGACAAGACAATACACGAAGTTGCTTCGTCTTCTTGTCAATCTTGTTGTTACTTAATCCCCTAGATGCCATCGCCATAGCGAAGGAACCAACCATTCCAATTCTATCTTTCAGTGTTTTTTTGGTCACATCTTTTGCAGGGGCAAACTCTACTTTTTTTTCGTTTGCCTTTTTCTTCTTTTCTTTCTGCTTTTTGATTCTATTATCGATGTCATCCTTGGACATAAAAGACTCTCCACTAATTAATAAAGGACATTCTGTTCAGAACTTGTGTAGAAACATTGAGATCTGTTGTATAGTCTACATCAGTATTTATACCAGTCAAGATTATTCTGATTTGTTTGTCATGCTTAATCATATCAATTTCTGTAATACCACCAAAGATATATTCAAGTATCCTCCTGGCACTACCACCAGATGCGTCTACTACATTACTCAGATCGATTGTTTCACAATACACAGGGTTGTTACCTCTGTTTGTGAAGGAACCAACCGCACCAAACACAGTATCATTTAGATCTGTGAATCTTGTGATTGCAATAGTTTCGGCCATCTTCTGTACGAAAGTATCATAACCTGTTTCAGAAACACTGTTTCTTCTGAAACTAAATCGGTTTAGTGCAGTGCTTGGGTTCGGAATAACTGCCTCTGAAATACTATCAGGAAGATCTCCCGCTCTCATAACTCTATTCGTCGCTGAGGGTAGAACAAAAGAGTCAAGGTTGGTTGAGGGAATAAAACAGGCATCTAGGTTGATGTAGTCGATAGAAGGACATTTATCTATAGTCAAACTAGTAAGAGGATTATCTTGTAGTTGAACATCTAACAAGTATGGCATACTAGTGAAATCTAGGTCACCGAAGTTACACCTCTGTGCGTAGAATGTTTCGAGTTGAGGATATGATCCTCCGATTGAAGATAGTGATTCATTGTAACCAACCCTAAGATCGGCAAGATAAATGCTATCGTCCTTGAGTGTTAGACTGGTTAAACTGTTGTATGCAACATCTACACTGGTGACAAATTCATTACCAGTGAAGTCCAAAGTTTCTATTGCATTATTATTTAATGTTATTCGCTCAAGTGCGGGACATTTAGAAACATCCAATCCATCTAGAGTGCTTCCTCTGAAATCTAATGCCGATAAGAAGGGGAAGAAACTTGCCTCAAAATCAGATCTTAGGTTTTCGTAAACGAAACCTCGAAGTCCTAGTTGTCTGAGATTCGTCATCGATTCAAAGTTGACATACTTAATTCTTCTATTTTCTGGAATAGGGCCGTTCCCACCAGTCCAGTATAAATCTGGTTCATTCATAATCAATCTGTGAATAGAATCAGCAGGTTGATTTGTCTCTAAAGTTACACCCTTAATATTCTTGAGTGTTTCTGAGGCGAATGGAATTGTAAATGGTTCCTTTCGATCTACCCTAAAGAAACATTGCTGACCATTATCACCTTGGATTAAAATATCATCCAAGAACGTTCCAGACCCATCACTGATATCAGATACAATGAATGTTCTAAATGGCTCATTGTATATGTTATACTTCAAATCTCCTATGTCTCTACTGTCAGTATAGATTTCATCGGGTGTTCCTACATCGGGTGGCGTGGTATATAGAACCATAGTATCACTGGCGAAGTTTGTATTGTCGTAGAATGGCATTGCATCTACGGTAGGATCACCACATGTAGAACCTGCCCAGATATCCTGCTGATTCTTTGCATCTTGTCTTGCGAAAACTCTCAAGGCTCTTGAAGATGGTTCTTCATCGACAACACACTTACAAACGGCGCTTCCTAGATCGGATACTGGTTCTAAGAATGCTACTTTACCACAATTTCTATCTGTACAAGAAGTTCCAGGCCCGTGGAAAAATCCACTCTTTCCTTGACACTCTATGTAAGTCAAACCATCTTCGCATGTATTTGGATCCGTACAGCACGAACCAGTTGATACTGGTGTAGTAAAACCTTGGTCTTCGCACGTTTCGCAGATAGGTTGCCATTCACCATGAAGAATCTCACAATCTGCTTCTGTGAAATTGTCCATACACACGGTTTGTCTTCCTGTGTTGTAACTGTAGGAATTAGCAGTTATTGAATCTCCTGTGACTCCTGTCCAATATTGTGCATTCTTTCTACTACTAATTCTACACAATCCCAGAGTAGTGTCTGTGATTGGTACTTCCTGTGAATCACATCCTGGCTCTGTGCAAGCCTTGCCTGGTCGCCATGTAGCCACAATACGATTAGAGAAATCACCTTCAGTCCAGTTGGTATTTTGACCTGCTGCGATTACTTGCATATAGTAATCCCGTCGCTGTTTTACTGCCATAAAGCACTGATACTGAGTTTGCATATCTCCGCACGTTATGTTGGGATTGATGCCACCAGATTGAACACTGTCTGAAATATGACAACTACCTGCTAGATATTTTTCTCCTAATCCGTCCTTCTTCTTGATATCGAATAGTAAACCACTTGCGGGTGCAGATCTTATACTATCACAATATTGTCCAGGCCACCACTTTCCTTTTAGGTCCGCACACTGTTGTGATGTTTTTGATTCGCAAATAAATCCTGCACCTTCAACGGGTTCGTATTGACAACCACCCCACATAGTTGCCTTATTAATATCGCCATCACTAGAAGACACAATACCACCAAGAACGTCACACTCACCTACATTATTTACCAAGTTTATCCAAACAGGTTCGTTTGCATATGTTGGACCTAAAGTTAAGTTTGATGTTCCGTCTCGATTGTAATACTTTTTAGGAGTCGGACTAGAGCATACTAATAAGGCAGCACCGAGTCCATTTGGTTCTCTGTTCTGTTGTTCTGTTGAACCTAAGCGAG